GACGTGCCACCAACACCACCCGTTGACGGCAGCGTGCCGAACGCCCATGCGCTCACCGCGTTGCCCGCAGTCGTGCCGGTCGTCGGGCTCTTGGAATACATCAGCATTTGAGACTTGCCGCCCAGTGTCGCCTCTGCAATGAGGTCAGACAAGGAGGCAAAGCCTGCATTCATCGTGCGGGACTGCCGGTCCATCCAGTTCCGCAATACGCGGCGCTGGCGCTGTTCGGCAAAGTCAATCAGGTTGGCAAAGCCACCGCCCTTGATCGGACCAACGAACTCACCACCACCCGTAACGTACACAGCGCCAGGCACACCAGCCAAGGCCACCGGGGGGCCATACCAGTCGCGGAACATCTGCGAATAGACTTCGGTTTGCCCAGCACCAAGCCAGCGGTCAAGACGGTCCGAATGCGTATGCTTGGGCGAGCGTAGGTTGAGGAAGCTCACAGTGCGAAAATCCCGCTACCGGACCAAGTCACAGTAATGTCGCCGCCGTTGGGCGTGACCGGCAAACCAGTCTGCCCAGTGTCGATGTAGGCAACGAGCCGCGACGTACCGGCAACGCCAGTGTCGATGTAGATTACAAGCGCTTCAACCGTCGCACCGGACACAGCCGTGAACGTCACGTTGTCGCCATCGAACACGCCACCCGTAACCGTGGTATTGGCAATGGTCTGAGCCGTGCCCACAACGCCGGAAAGGCTCGATAGGAACTCATGCGCTGCCGAATAGGTGTAGGTGTTGGCATCGACAAGCGCGACCTTGACCGTACCATCGTTCAAATCGACGTTGGACGACGCATCTAGCAAAGCCTGCTTGAACAGCGGGTAGATCGCATTAGCCATTAGTTCACTACCTTCCGGGTGCCCATTGCCTTGCCGTCAGGACCGCGCACAATCTCAGTCGGCGCGTTCATCATGGCCTGCATGCCTGCGAACATCTCGCCCAACCGGCTTACGCCCTCGCCAAGGCGGCCTAGACCATCCATGAGCATGGCAGTCGTGGCATCGACCGGCTTGGGTTCGCCGTCTTCGCCAGCCTGGACATCGGTCATGTTGAGTTTGAGCAGTTCCAATTCACGCTGCTGCTTCAGTTCCGCAGCCTTGATGCGCTCATTGCTGGCGATCTGTTCCTGCTGGAGACGGAAGTCGTGTTCCATCTTCTGCTGTGCGAGGATCAGCGCGTTCTGACGCTCGGCTTCTGCCGTCATCATGTCGGCTTCAAGCTCGGCCTTGTTCTTGACGATATCGCCCTGAGCCTTGGTCTCCGCCTGCTGCATTGAGATTTGAGCGTCAACCGCCTTTAGCTGCTGTGCGCCCTGCTGCTTCATCTGTTCAAGCGCAACCTCTGGTGGCGGCTGCTGTGCCCGTTCCGCTGCCATCTGCTTAAGCTGCGCAACCTTCTCTTCCGTGTACTCGGGATAGAAATCGTCAGGGTTACGGATACCCGCAGCCTCTGCCATCTTCTCCATCGTCATCAGGATTTTGGGCAGCATGTCTATGGCGTCTTCCATAGCGCCAAGGCTTACGAAGCGATCAGCCAGCATCAACTGAGACGACATCACGTTACCCAACATGGCGAGGTCGCGGTCACGCGAGCCGGTGCCAAGGCCGGTGTTAATCGTAATGTCCATGTCGGCATTCCAGAAGCGGGGGTCGATCTCCACTTCCTTGCCCTTGTTCATCACCTTGCGGCTGTACTCCTGGTGCTTGACCATGAGCTTGAGCAGCTTGCGGAACACCTTGCGCAGGCCAGCCGCCATGTTGCGGGCGTACTGCTCAACCTGCGTATACTGCGCATCCTTGTTATTGTTTGATGCCGTCGCGGTCTGGTTCTGAAGGGTCTCAGGGTCAAGCGCCATCGTCTGGCGACCAACACCAGTACGCGACTGCCGAACCTCATCGAAGTGTGTAAGCGCAATGAGCGCCTTGTCGCCGATATACGGGCGTTCCAGAGCAACCACAGAGCCGCCAGACTTCATCATGACGGGTTGACCAAACTGCGGGTCAGTCAGGCTTTCAGGGTTCTTTACGTCCCCGATGACTGCCTGTTGCGGGTTGTTGACCCAATACGTGTTGTTGAGCAACTGGCGCTGTAGGACAGTCTTGATGTCCTGAATGTCGATGGTCTCATCGGCCTGCGAGCGCGCGTCCCAACGGTGCGGAATGGGCTCGCATTTAATGTCATCGAACGGGTGTTCGTCCTCCCAGACTTCCCAATCCAGCAGCTTGCCGTTCTGGTCGCCAGCATAGCAGGCGCGTACCAATTCGGCCTCGCCGTCGCCGTCAACGTCGATACGGATAAAGCACTCGTGATAATCCACGCGCTCCATGCTCGCGTCGGTTGACTCGTTGTCGATGTACATGCGCCGCGCGATCTCTTCCGGCGTGTCGGCGCGACCAGCGGCGGGGATTTCGTAAACCTCGTCTTTGTCGTAGCCCATAGCCACAAGCTCAGAGCGGGTCTTCTGCTGCCAATGGTCGGTAAAGGCGGCGTTCTCTGTCGTGATAGCGTCGGCGTCAATCAGGAACTCTTCAGGCGGGATAGCTTCAACGATGAAGCGCCCATCCATGACCTTGCGCTTGATCTTGAGTTCGTACAGCACAACGGCAACCTGACCGCCCATGCCATCGTCTGCAAAAGCCTCCGTCTGCTCCTGCGCCAGCACTTCGGTGCTTTCGTCCTGAAGCAGCAACGCCGCCTGTTCAACCGTCAATCCGCTATGGAACGAGGTCTTATAAACTGGCGTATCGTCATAATAGGTCTTGATGGGTGCATTGCCGACCAGCAGCGCATTCCATATGGCATCGTACAGCGTGCTTTCGCCGTCATTATCCTTAAGGAAGACGTAGTTCAGGCCGATGGTTGCCTTGTCGGCAAAGTCGATGTCCTCGATGCCTTCAGGCTCAGCGAGCGCAACACGGTCAGAGCTTAGGAATGCACGCATCAACTGCGGCAGCGTCCAACCGATAGTGTCGGCAACGTCACGGCTCACAACCCTTGAGCGGTTAGGCTCAGGCGGAACGTACTTGTCCATGTTGCCGAAGTAGTAGTCGATAGCCTTATCACGCGTAGCTTCGCGCTCGTGCTTGTCGTGGTGCTTGGCAAGCTCAATCTGCTGAGCAATGATCGTGGAAAGCGTCGTTTCGCTGATCGCCTCGCCCTTGGGCTTTGGCTTCATATCGTCATCGCCATAAGCCATGCGCTAGACCACCCAATTCAGTTTACGGTTAGCGCCAGCAGGTTGCGGCTTTGTCTCAGCGTGTCGCATCATCATCAGGGCGTATCGAGACGCGCTGATCACGTCATCGCGTTCCTTGACGATCTTGCCGTCCTTGCGGTGATACAACCGGCGCTCTTCCAGCCACTCCTTGCAGGTCGAGAACACTTTCCAGCGCCCCGTCTGCATGCGGTCCAGCATCTCGGCCACGCCAGCCTCAACACCGTTGCCGCCGTCTTCCCACGTTGCCCGTTCAGGCAGCATGTTCAGGCCTTGGTCGGCATAGAGCTTGGCGAGTTGGTCGCCCGAGCCCTTGTCGTGCTGCAAGCCATCGTGCGGCCATGCGCAGGGTATCCATTCACCCCAAGGCTTGACGCCAGCAGCGTGAACGACAGGCGTTGCTTCTCGCTTGCGGTAGCACTTGGTCACATAGACCGTATCGCCGTCCCGATCCCACGCGATGTTGGCAGCGCCGAACGGATGGTCATAGCCGAAGTCAACGCCGTTGATCTGCGGCCAGATTGCCGGGATGGCGAACGGTTCTACGACAATCTCTTCCTCGATAACCGGGAAGATCAGGCCAGAGCCGAGAGATGGAATGCCCTTGGTGCGTGCTTCCCGCTCGTGGGCTGGATAGCTCGCGATAATCTTGGCCCGCTCTTCCGGACTGTAGTGTTCGGCGTCATCAATCGTCATGGTGATGACGGCGCGGTCTTCGCTGTCTTCCATCATGTATCGAGCCACCACGTCCGACATGCCCATCAGCGGAGTGAACGTCACCGCGACAAGGCCCTTAGTTGCGTTCGTGCGGGTGATGCCCTCGAAATAAACATCGCTTGGCGGCTCTTCATCGAACCACACATAGTCAACCGTGTTGGCCTGCCACTTGCCCCGGCCCTGCTCGTATGCCTTTAGGCCAAGCGAGGAAGCCCCGCCGCTGGCATGACGCACTGTCACGCTGTCCAAGGCGTTAGACACGCCCATGCGCCTTGTACGGGCCAGGATGGCGTCTGCGGGGATGAACCCCGTTCCCCAATCCTCTTCCCGCTCTGGAGGGCCAACCATGAGCCGCTGAATACCGTCGCGGGTCAGCTCGTAGCTTTCCGAACCAGCCAGCATGACAACCGGCTTGGTGAAGCGATGGCCTTCCCACCAGTCTGGGTAACGGCCCGTCAGGTGCATTGCAGCCTCAGCCGCACCCGCTACCGTCTTGCCAAGCTGGTTGCCCGCCATGAACAGTCGTTCGCGGAACGTTGCCCCGGCTTTGTGGAACTCGCGCTGCTTACTGTACGGTCGGTAGGCTTTGAGCCGGTTAGTGCTTAGTCGTCTCTGCCTCTCCAGTTCCAGCATCGCTAGTACTTGGGAGCGTTGCTCGAATGGCAGAGATTGCAGCGTCGATGTCGTCATCGGTCCAATCATCCAGCCGCTTGGTTACATCAGCCGTCATGGCGATTGGCTTGCCATAGCCACGGTCTAGAAGCTCTTTGGCGGCAGCAACACGAATGCGGCCATCTGCGTCGTCCAGCGCGGTTGAAAGAACCTCTAGCGCCTTGTCTGTGTGCTGACGGGCTAATGCAGCAATGCCTTTGGGCCTGCCGCCTGGATTGCCAGAGACGCCGGGCTGAAACTTCTTTGCGTTGGGGATCATTTCTGAATGTCGTCTGTTTTGAGACGCTGGCGGTCAACGGCGATAAACGGACTGATGTCCTTGAACTCAACGCCCTCTTTGCAGATGTTCCAGCGGATGTAGCCGTCAAATTCATATACGGCATATTCGCAGACGCCCGAGAACAAGCCGTCCTCAGTCAGTACATCGCGGATGAGATAGGAGTTGCCGCCTTCAGTCACCGACAGGCGCGGCTTGCCATAATGGTCGTAACGTTCGATTGGCATATTACCCTCGCTTGGTTCCCGCCAGGGTTGACCCGCTTGGAGTGGTGTTGAAAATGACCGTCTCTCCGGCCCGTCACGCCGACGCTTTCGCATCACCCTTACAAGGGGCTGATCGAGCGGCGTTCCCCGTTGGCTCTTGGTTACTCGTCGCCGCTCTTCAGCACGTCGCGGTGCAGCAATGCAGATGCGCCGACAGCGTCAAACCAACTCTCGTATTGGAACGCCGTCATCATCTCTTTGCCATTGGTCGTGCTGTACACAAGGGCTATGCCTTGAATGTCGCCTGCCTTCGCTTCCTCTAGGAGAGCTTCAAGCATTTCAATGATGGCAGCGTGTGGGTTGGGCTTGTGGTCTGCGAGGTGGATGATCGTATTACCGGCCACTCTTCACCTTGCGG